TGACACCCTCGCCGCGTGCGAAGCTCAGTTGCAGCCTCGCGCGCAGGAGGCGCTTGACGCGCTCCTAGATGAGGGCGTGCCTGTTGCTAGGACGCGCACGATTTGCCGCGAAGTCGTGCCGCTAGGCGAGCTGACTTGAGCGCAACCCAATCCCCCCCAATGCAGATGCAGCGCGCGCCCGCTGTCTACCACACGGCGCACGGGTCTGACCTTGTGACGTGGGTAGATGGTGTCGAGGTTTGCCGCGTGTCAGCGCGCCGCCTGCCGCAGGTTATCCTAGAAGCTGCCAAGGCGCTCAAGAATGAGTGACCGGCGACACGCAAAGGTTTTTCACAATGCCGACGCCACCCCTATCCCCTGAACTAGCTCAAGAAGCCCTAGACGCCGTAGAAACGTACGGCACAGTTACCAAGGCCGCGAAGGCGTTAGGTCTAGCCCGCGAAACGCTCAATTCCCGCGTGACCCGCGCGTCGAAAATACTGGGGCAAGATCCAGCCATTCAAGCGGCGATGAAAGCCTTGGGAACGGGCATGGTTCCAAAGACGGCTTGGCTCAAGACCACCCCAGCGGGCGACATATCCTATTCGCTACAACTAGCCCCCGAACCCGCAGCGCCTGAAGCTGTGGCCGAGCGCATTGTAGCTTTGCTTGGCGGCGTCTTGGCTATCCCCGAAATCATCCTTGGCAACCGGCCCCGCGAAAATATCGTTAACCTATTCGCAAACTCAGATTTTCACCTTGGCGCAGTCATATCTGAGGGCAAGGGACACAGAGCCTACAACCGAGAGATAGCGGTTAAGCGCGTCAAAGAGGGTTTCGGCGAGCTTCATGGCAGCTTATCTCCGGCAGACACAGCCCTAATTCTGGACAACGGCGACCGGCTCCACGCTAACGACGACCGCGACGTGACAGTGCGGAGCCTGCACAAGCTCAAGGTTGAGGGGTCTCACGGCGAAAACCTGTTGCTTGGGATAGAGGTCGCAATCTGGCAAATCGAAATGGCGCTGACAACTCACGCCGAGGTCATCTATGAATCAAACCCCGGCAACCACGACCCCAACATTCCCCAGCCTGTTCTGATTGCGCTAGGGCAGAGATACGCCAACAATCCGCGCGTGACGATTAACGGGCAAGAAAGCCATTACGGCATTTTTCAGCGCGGGCGGCTGTTTATTTGTTCGCACCACGGGCACGGGGTTAAACCTGAAAAGATGGCTCAGAATATCAAGCACACTTTCCGCGCATTGTATGGAGTGAGCGACTTTCACTATTTCTATACCGGCCATTTCCACAGCTCAAAATCTGACACGTTTGCCGGGATGCACTGGCGACAGTTTCCGTCGATAGTGTCCACGACTCAATACGAAGAGATTATGAGCTTTGTGGACACTAGCGGGATATACGGAGCCTCGTTTGATACGGCCAAGCGCGGGCGGTTTAAAGAGGTGGAGCTGTTGCTGTGAGGCTTCCCGCGCGGCGATAAAGATTCGCTAGGTTGCTTCTTGGCGGGCTCATGACGCACTCGCCCTTGCGGCACAGTTCTACTAGCACGTTGCGCGCTGAGCGCACGTCTAAGCCCACATTTCCCGCGATGGTCCTAGCTGTGCGGGGCACGCTGTTGAGCCCCCCTAGCACGCGCTCCTGTAGCGTCTGTGGGGCTTCCGCATCTGGCGTTTCCCAAGGCTCGCACACTAGCGAAACGGGCCGCGGGATGCGCTCTTGCGATGAATTGGCGCAGTCGTGATAAACTAAAACGGTTCGCTTGCTCATGGCGTCACCACAAGCGCAACAATAATGATTGCGAAGACGAGAACAACGCCAGCCATTTCGGCGAGGTATTCGCGTATTAGGCCGGGGCGCTTGCTTTCATAGTGCGCGTCTGAGGCGCGGTTGTGCTTTTCGTGGTCAATCGGGTGCTGCGGGCGGTGCTGGTGCTGGTCAATCATTTCGCCACTCCAATAAGGTTCTCAGTCATAGCCTGTGACGACGCGCGCAGCGGTGCAAGCACGGTGTCGGGCAGGTTGAGGTCGTGGCCCTCGTCAATCACGCTTGCGAGGCTTTCCTGCCAGTCAATAACGCTCTGCTCGTCGCTGCCAACCATGCTTGCTATGAATTGCAGCGAAACCAATATCGCCTGGGCTGGGGTCGACTCGTGGCATGTTAAAAGGCTTGAAGCCTCAGCCTTCCACAGCGTTATTGACCACTTGCCGTTTTGTTTAATTGAAAGGTAAGGGTCGAAAAGAGGCTGCGCGCCTAGCTTCTCAACTAGCTTGGCGTGGATATCCACCAGCGCGGCGGGGATGTCTGCGATTGCAATGTCGGTCATGTGTTTGTTCCTTATCGTGGTTGGGTTTGAACAGACGCGGTAACTGTGTCTCCGCTCGGCTCTCGGGGGTCATTGCTGCCTTTGTGAATCGACAAATAAGTTCTGCTGTTTTTCACTTCGGGGCACCCACATTCTACCCAATACGCGCAAGCGTAGAGGACTTCGTTCTCAGTCAATTCCGTGCGTGTGGTAGGCATGTGTTCGTTCCTTTGGTTATCTTGATTTGGCGCGGGCTTTTTCGCTGTCCCGTAGTCGCTTTTGAGCGCATCGATTGCAGTGCTTTCCGTAGCTTTCATTTTGCGACCCACGCAATGTTCCAGAGGCTCGACCGCCGCACCGCTCACACTTCATGGCTATTTCCTCAAACCAGCGCAATTCTTTGGTCTCATTCATATTCGTAGTCCTTCGGTTGTGTTGTTCATATCAATCACCCCTAGCGGCGAGCCACGTAATTAGGGGCGTTGTTCCCGCGTCCATCGTCGCGCTTCGGTCGAGGGGCATCGGCTCTGGCGGGCCCTGGCATTGCTCAAGCGTGAGGGTGCCTAGCATGAACTCGCGCAAGGTGCCGTTGTCCTTGTGGTACTGCATCGCCCGGTTGTCGTCGCCTAAGCTCATGCTTCGCCCCCTTTGATTGCTGGGTTTGCCTCAATCAATGCCAAGACTAGCGCTAGGTTGCGATTCGCCCATTCTGGGGCTGCGGTATCCATAGAAGATACCCACTTACGGCCAGCATCGGTGTCCCACTTGGCCCACTTCTCGATTGCGTGGCGCTGGCACCCAATTTGCAATTCTGTGGCGGTGTATCCAACCATCCACTTTTCAATCTGCATAGTGCGAATTTCGGCCATGTTGCCAAGGCAAAGAAGGTCGGCACCGCGCAGGTTGGCACCGCTCAGGTCGGCACCGCGCAGGTTGGCACCGCTCAGGTCGGCACCGCGCAGGTTGGCACCGCTCAGGTTGGCACAGCTCAGGTTGGCATCGCGCAGGTTGGCACCGCGCAGGTCGGCACCGCTCAGGTCGACGCCCCACTTCTTGGCCCACTTGACCGCCAGACCAATCTTAGTCGAGCGGGGCGCGTCGTCTGCGCAGTCAATCTCGGCGGTAAACTTTGCTTTGCCCGTCCATCGGCTGGTAATGTCAAATTCCATTCTCTCGGTTCCTTCGTTTGAGTTTCTATCCCCTACCTATCACAGTTTGGACCTTGCGCAAGCGCTAAATTGCGGCTAGGTAAATAACATGGAAAAGGGAGCCTAAGACATGAAAACGACGCCAGAAAAGATGCGGGTGCTGGTCGCTTGCGAATACTCAGGACGCGTGCGTGACGCATTTATTGCGCGAGGCCATGACGCTGTGTCGTGTGACCTGCTGCCAAGCGATGCGCCTGGCCCGCACGTTCAGGGCGACGTGTCAGCAATACTGCGCGAGCCTTGGGACTTAGTTATTGCGCACCCGCCATGCACGCGCCTGTGCAATTCCGGCGTCCGCTGGCTTGCTGAACGCGACCTGTGGGACGATATGCGGGCTGGCGCGGCGTTCTTTCTTGAGTGTTTGAATGCAAACGCGCCATGCGTGGCGGTCGAAAACCCAGTTATGCACAGATACGCCTGCGAGATTGTTGGGAGTAGGGCGGATTTCACAGTCCAGCCGTGGCAGTTTGGAGACCCGGCAAAGAAGCGAACATGCTTCTGGACACGCGGCCTGCCACCGTTAACGCCGACCAGCACCATGACGGCGGAACATGCCCGCGCGGATTGCCACCTTGCTTCGCCCGGCCCCAATCGCTGGAAAGAGCGCAGCACAACCTATCAAGGCATCGCCGATGCAATGGCGGCGCAGTGGAGCGGGCCTTGCGCGCCCGCTAACCGTGGCTTAGTGTAGCGCATGGATAAAGGAGAGAGATATGCGCCTAGCTTGCCCTATAACCGGATTCAAATGTTCGTGCAGCCCCCAAGGGAAAAAGCGATGCGCATCGCTACTGCCAGAACAAAAGACGCCTAAACCAAAGGAACCCACCTCATGACACCCACCCCTAGCCTTCCCGGCGTTGACAAGCTGCGCGCATACGTCGCCGCAAACTTCGACTCGCAAAAGGCGTTCTGTCAACATGCGGGGTTTAACGGGCCTTTTTACAGCCAAATGCTCAGCGGCTATCGCCAGGTTACAAGCCTTGACGTCGCAGCGCGCTTGGAATTAGCGACCGGCGGCGGCGTAACCATGCGGGACTTTTTGCCAGATGATATGCGCAAGGCGCTTGACGTTCGCAGGGAATAGCGGCTAGTGTTAGTTACGGTCTGACCTGCTCGACCCACAACACCTCCCTGTTGGTATAACTCGCCCCCGGTTAACAAGCGTTGCCGGGGGCGTTTTTTTGTCTAGAAGGGAATCGAATCCTCGTCTAGGTCTTGGCGCGGCTGAGGGCTTTGCGCATTGCTGTGGCCATTATCCCCGCCGGAATCGCCCTGCTGCCCACCGTTAGGGCTATCCAGCATCGTCAGCACGCCGTCAAATCCCTGAAGCACAATCTCGGTGCTGTATTTGTCCGCGCCGGATTGGTCCTGCCATTTACGGGTTTGCAACTTGCCTTCGATGTAGACCTTGGAGCCTTTCTTAAGATATTGCTCGGCAATGCGGACAAGCCCCTCTTGAAAAATGGCGACCGTGTGCCATTCGGTTTTCTCCTTGCGCTCGCCGCTTTGCTTGTCCTTCCATGTCTCAGACGTGGCAAGGCGCAGATTGCAGACCTTGCCGCCGTTCTGGAAGCTGCGCACCTCGGGATCTGCACCCAGGTTGCCTATGATGATAACTTTGTTGACTGATCCGGCCATTATGTCATTCCCAATGCTGATTTGTATAGTTCCAAGATTGCCTCTTGTTCGCTCAGGTCGCTCGGGTCGGTTGCCCGGATCTTGACCAGCGCGCGCAATGCCTTCGGGTCATATCCCCGGCCCTTTGCCTCTGCCATGACCTCCTTCTGCCCATCGGCAATGTCCTTCTTTTCCTGCTCTAGGCGCTCGTAGCGCTCAATAAACTGCCGGACTTCCGCGCCTGTTGCGGCGTGCGCCTGCTCAACTTGTCCCATTGGTATCTCCTAGCATTGCCGCGACATTGCGGCGGGTTTGTTCGATGTAGCTGTGGTCAGGGCCGTGCTTCTCGGCCCATGTCCGTTTGATTCGGTGGATAGCCTCGGGGCCGTCCAAGTGGCATTCCCGGCATAGAGGTATCACGGCGTAGTCACTGGCTTTTGCGGTGCTGTAACGCCCGTTAAAGCAGTGATGTGCATCGCACGGGCTGGCACCGCACACAACGCAAGGAAGCCGCTTAACCGCGCCCATATAGTCCAAGGCATCGCGGCCTGCTGCCCCTTTGTATTTGGCGGCGCGCTTCTTGCTTTGCTTGCGTAGGGGTGAGCGTTTTATGCTCTAGCCTTCGCCATTGGGTCAGGGTCGGTCAGCCGAATGCCCTGCTGTAGATAGTAGCGCTGCACCTCGTCCATTATCTCCATCATCTGAGGCAGTTTAAAGTCCCGCGTCATGGGCACAATAGCAAAAAACCCAAGCCGCAATTCATGGCTAAGCGGGATATACATCGGCGCGTACTTCTTTATCCACTCGGGGTTGTCGCGCCGCAAGATGGGCAGGCCGAATCGCCCCTTGCAGAAGCCTTTAACCTCTGACGCCTCGTCGCCAATCTCCTGCGATATCTCCCGGAACCACATATGCAGCGTGCGGTTCTGTTGCTGGGTCCGCGCCTCGCCTTTGATAGCTGTTACCGTCAAAGGTAACTTCCTGACCTTGAGGTGTTCAAACCACGCGGCGAGCTGACTTTCGGTGCGGATGGTGCGGGTTGTCATTCGCCCTCGTCCACTGGCGGCGCTAGGGCGGCTTTGCGCTCGTCCTTGGCTGTCATCAGCGCTTGATACTGCTCGTTTGTTAGGCGTTGCTTTTCCTTGTGCGCCTCGGCGAAATAGTCCTTCAAATTTTGCAGGGTTTTCGCGCTAAGAATGCTTCTAAGCAGGCGCTCAGTGAAAGCAGCGTTATCGAATGGCGGAAGTGCGTCTTGGCGCTTCGGTGCCTTAGTCGCCTCGCCGTCGTCATCCTCCGGCGCAACCCCGGCCATTGCCATCAAGCCATAGCGGCGCGCGTAAGTATGAGCCGAGCCAACGCCCTGCATGTCGTTCTTGCCAATGACAAGATAGATGCGGCTGCTGAATGTCTTGCCGCTGATATGGCAGAAATGCGTTTCGACAAATTGTCCTATATTGTCCATTCCGGCGGGCTGCATTACCGCAAACCCGTTGGCGTGGAGCGCTGGAAACGTCGCGTCAATGACTGACCCAAGGTCCGCATATTTGCTTTTGAGGTGCGAGTTCTTCGCGTTCTTGAGGACCGCGCCCATTTCTTGCTGCGCCTTCACCAGCGCCTTGATTGCCTCGTCTACTGGTCCCGGGGTCGGTTGCTCTGTCATGTGTCTATTCCCTGTTGTGGTGCGGCCAGTTTTCCACCGCCGCATGCCCAATCTATTGACAAGCCCGGCCCAAGTCAATAGGCTAAACGTGCAACATCAACCAAAGGCGACCACATGCTGACCCTAGAAGAAATCGTTGACGGGCTACACGACCGCAAGCTAGGCGTCGTGGCTGACAAGACCGGAATGCACCGCAACACGCTGACGGCAATCCGCAGCGGCAGGAACGCCAACCCGACCTATGCGGTCCTCAAGGCGCTGTCGGATTATCTGACAAAGGAATGAGCCATGCCTGCCACATATGCCACAAGCCCACAACCTGGGGCACACGTCTTCCGGGCCAATACAGCACGCAATCCAAGCCCGGTTACAAGTGGGCCTGCCCCGAACACCGCGACGAAATCCGCGCTCAAAGAGATGCCGTTTCTGGCGTTACGTCTGCGCCTCGCCCGGTTGCAGTCACAACACCGGCGCGCGGTAATGACGACGGGACCAATGAGCGTCAGGGCGGCTTCGACCTATGACGAGCTAACGAAGGCAAAAACGGAAATTCTGCGCAGGGGGTCTGCATTATGACTGAACGTAAAGACGCACTAATTGAGTTGCTGGCGAAGGTTGAGGCGGGGGACAATCGTGGCTTTCGCTTGGCAAACCGGAGTGTTTTCTCGACACCTTGTCAGGACATAAATTTGCAGATGCGAGAGGAATATTGCCGCCACGCATACAAAGGCTCACTAGACGCGGCCAAGGCGCTGCATGATGCGGTGCTGCCGGGGATTAGCCAATTTTCGATAGTGACAGACCCCACGGTTGGGAGGGTTTCGGTGTGTTGGTGGCCTAACGGGCTTTCAGGAGCGCAGCAGCTTTACGGCGAATGTTGGTTTGAAGAAAACCCCGCCCGCGCTTGGCTAATCGCAATCCTCAAGGCGCTCATATCGGAGGCTGCATCATGACTGAGCCATGGACGCGCCATGTTAAGATAGGCAACTGCGATTTGTATCTGGGGGATTGCCTAGAGGTCATGCCCGCGCTTGGGAAGGTGGATGCCGTCGTGACAGACCCGCCGTATGGGATTGGGTTTAAGTATAACACGCACAACGACACGCCAGAAGCCTTTGAAATGTTTATGCGCGCGATAAACGGCGCGCCTTCTGCGATATTGCAGTATCCAGAGGAAATGATGCGAATGGTTTGCCCCATTCTTGGCGCGCCTGATTCCGTTCTGACATGGGTTTATGGAAGCAACCTGCCGAGGCAAACAAGGCTTTGGGGTTTTTGGGGGTGCGATGTTGATGCAGCTAGGTCTAAACAAAAATGCAGAAACCCAGAATCATTAAAGGTCAAAAATGATATGGTTGCTGGTTATAATTGGCGAGAGTTTCCACAGGTTAAAAATTTGTCACCAGAAAAGACTAAGCACCCGTGCCAAGTTTCCGTTGCAGTGATGAATTGGGTTTTGGAATGCCTCCACGCCGAAACAATCCTAGATCCATTTATGGGCAGCGGCACAACGCTGGTTGCCTGCCAAAAGCTGGGCCGCAAGGGCATCGGCATTGAACTAGACCCCGATTACTTCGAGATTGCGTGCAAACGTGTGCAGGCCGCATACGACGAGCCGGATTTGTTTGTCGCGCAGCCAGCGCCACCCCCAACGCAAGAAGGGCTAGACCTATGACCGAACGCAAAGACAAAATCGTAGCTTTCAACCCTACCGACACGCCGCTTATGGACCTAGTGGGAAACAATGACGGCCATTCTAGCAACTGGACGGCGGACCCGCTTACCAAACCCAAGCCATACACAGGCGGTTGGACTGAGATTATAACTAAACGCAAGAAGGGCTAGACATATAATGCGCAGACCCCCCGCCAAAGCCAAACGAGACGGCAACGAGCCAGATATATTCGCCATTCTCCGAGCATACGGACTCACAGTCGAGCCTATGGACCTGCCGTGTGACGCTGTAGTGGGCTACGGGGGGCGAAGCTACCTAGTTGAGGTCAAGACGACCATAGGAAAGCTGACGGCCCCGCAGGTGGCGTTTCTCAAGCGCTGGGACGGGTGCCATGAGATAATCCGCACCGACGACGAGGCGCACGCATTTGCAAAGCGGGTGAGGGCTAAGGCTGTGGAATAGCAAAGGCCCGAAGCGTTGAAACTTCGGGCCTTGCATTTTAGCCGTGGGTGCGGCATAGTCAGTGCATGTAACGCAGGTTATTGGTAGCACGGGGGGCCGCGCTTATCAAGACCCTGCCCAAATAGGGGCGACCAAATGCCAAAAATAGAAAAATCACAAGACGGATGGTGCATCACTTCAGGTGGTAAACTCATTCAGGATGGAATGACGAACGCGCAAGCGTGGCGGGCGCTGGACGTTATGCAAAACGAGCCGGTTTCCGCTTCAGAGGTAGCTAGGGAGTTTAAGGAGCCAGTAGCCCCGCCATCAGATTTTGAGATGCAAGATTTCATGTCTGGCCTCGTGCATATCGGAAGGGGTCGGGGGTATAGCAACGGTTGGGCTTGGCATCAATTTTGCGAGAAGTTTGGACACACCCCAGACGGGCTGCACCGAGAGGCACGGAAGCCTTCCAAATCGGTCTGGGGCTGGGTTAACCGCAAGGCCATAGCGAGGTCAAAGACATAATGGGCCTACCATTCTTTAATATGTATCCGACCGACTTTGAAGCGGACACTTCGCACCTGACCCTTGCTGAGGATGGGGCATACAACCGCCTACTGCGGCTTATGTGGATGATGCCAGGTTGTAGCTTGCCAGATGATGACGCTTGGATAATGCGCCGAATGCGCTGCGCCTGTGACGAAGACCGGGCGGTCGTTCTGTCGGTGCTTGGCGAGTTTTTTGAGCGCGACGGAAAGCGGCTAAGCAATGCTCGGCTGTCTGCGGAATTTGCGAAAAGTTCTGAGGCCCATGCTAAGCGCGTGAACGCAGGCTCTAAGGGCGGAAAAGCTAAGCCATTGGCAACAAAGGGAAAGGCATCTAGCAATGCTCAAGCAAAGCCCAAGCAACCAGAACCAGAACCAGAACCAGAACCAATAAGAGAAAAGGGTACTAACGTACCCTTAGCGATTGTGCCCTCAAAGCTCAAACCTGACGACGCGGATTTTGCAGAGTTTTGGGACCGATACCCTCGCAAGGTTGGGAAGGACGCAGCGCGCAAGGCATTCGCCAAAGCCATGAAGGCGGCGCGGCCCGACGACGTGATGTTTGGACTATCCCAGCAACTTCCTTCACTTCAAAGCAAAGACCCGCAATTCATACCGCACGCCGCTTCGTGGCTAAATCAAGGACGATGGACAGATGAACCAGAACAACCTACCGACGACCCGAACAATCGCGCACCCGACGCCACAACACGCGCAATCTCTATCGCCTCAAGATTTATCCGAACACCGACAGAAGATTGCTTTTGACGTGGAAGTCATTCTTGACGGATACTGGAAGGACCGACCCGCCGACGCGCTGAAGGCTGGCATCATGGCCGACTGGATGGACACGCTGCAAGATTGGTCGCATGAGCAGGTGGTCTACGGGCTGCGCAAGTGGCGGAACGCGAACCCAAGCCGCAAGCCGAACCCTGGGCACGTCCTCGCCATTCTCAAGCAAGCCCGTGGCGCGAAGGTCGCACGCACCACACAGCGCGCCCCTGAGCCTGCACAGTTGCCGCGCGTGACGCCAGAGGCCGCAGCCGAGATAATGGCGCAGGTTAACGCGAGACCGAAGACGATGCGTGAACCAAGCAAGGAAGGCCATAAAAATGACAAGTGACGCACAAAGAGTTACATTGAAGCGAGGCGGGCGCGTCTTTGTAGATGACGCCAACACTGGATGGACATGGCTTCGTTCTGGCGGATGGCACCCTGAGTTTATCTTAAGAAACGAGCGCGGGAGAGACGTCGTTAATCATTATGCGCGAACGGTGTTTGTTCTAAAGGTTCTGGACTTCCATAACGGTTGCGGTGAGTTCTCGTGACCCAAACAAAAACAGCGAGATCGAAGGCCCTGCGCGGAACAGGGGAGGGCGAGTAGATGGGCGAGGTTATCAGCTTCAAGGACAAAAAAACCGCCGCAGACGAGGGCCGGTCTACTCATTTTCTGAGCCTTGATTTGTTCATTAACTCCGACACGTCCGAATTGTGGGCGCGCGTAGATAATGCTGGGGAAGCGGACATTGACCCCGAATGGCACCGCTTCATTGCCGCGCAGTTGCGCCAGCTTGCTTGGATATCTGACGGGATGGCAGCAAGGGACGAGGGCACGAACACACACCCCATTGCATCTGTAACATTGTTTGAAAATTCTAGGATAAGTACGCGATGGAACGAAAGCCTTGTCATTTCTGGCGCTCAGGCCGATTGGATAGGCGAGCAGCTAGCCTTGGGAGTTGACGAAATCCGCGCTACTTTAGACGAAGCTGACATTTAACCGCCCATGTCAGTAGCATGTCAGTAGACCGGCCCCGAGGTGATTTAGCTGTTGCGGGCGCGTCATGTTTGGGGCATTGTTTGAGGAACGTAACCGAAGGGAATGAGGGTATGCTAACACCAGGCCAACTAATCTGTTACCGCGCAATGGAAGCGCATCACGCCAAGCATGGAGTTATGCCGACGCACTCCGAGATTGCGCACGCCATGAAAATCAAGACCGTCTCGGCAGTGTGCCGGATGATTAAGCGCATGGAGGTCAGGGGCGCGCTAACACGGGTGCCGGGTTCTCACAGAGCGGCGCGGCTCTTGCCACTTAGGGAGGCGGTCGCATGAGCGCGCGGGACAAGATTGCCGAGATTATTATGGCAAACCGCGCTGTTGATAACTGGCAAGGGCCAACCCCTGCGGATGTTGACTTGGCCAACGCCATCCTTGCCGCGATGCCCGACATGATTGCGCCGCTGGTTTGGACGAAAACAAAGGCCAAACTAATTCGCAGAACCAACATGAGTTTGGGCCTGCAATACACCATGCGAATATCCTTGTCAGGAAGCGCTATGTGGCGTGTGAACACTGTTGCAAATTGGAGCGCCGCTGGCTGCGCAGATATTGCTATAAGAGCCGTCAACACACACCACCGCGCCGCCATCATGGCCGCATTCAATGGGGAGGCTAATTAAATGGATGATAACGTCTTGAAAGAAATGCAGCAAGCGGCTGTATCTATTGGGCGCGTTAAGTGGGGTTCGACCCATGCACTTGATGCAGCCGGCCATGCGAGGCAAACAAAGTCTAGTGTCGAAACTACCGCAGAAAAATTCGACCAAGAGGGGCCGCAGGAAATGCACGGCTTGTATCTGAGCGGCACCGAGACGGTGCTCTGTCATACGGGCACATCTCCAAACAGCCCAACCCATGCGCGAATAATGACTGCGCTTTGGAATAACTTTGTTGAAAATGCCGAGGTCGCATTCAATGGGGAGGCCAAGCCATGAGACCAGATATTTCACATGCATTCGCGCTCAATCGCACATACGCAACCAGCATCGAGGGCGACATCGCCAAGGCCATGCTAGCGGCATTAGCAGGGGCTGACGACGAGCCACGCGAAAAGCCCCAGCGCCAGCACACATCGGCAGAGGCAATTGCTAAGCGCCAAGCCGAGGTTCTTGTGTTGATTAACGAAGGGCTGACACGCCAGCAGGTCGCAACACATATGGGAATTAGCTATTACAGCGTCCGCAATGACTTCGCGGCATTGCTAAAAGCTGGGCTTGTGACGAGGGACATGGGGCTATCCGCGCCGCTTCGGTCAGCAAAGGCCAAGGCTCGCCGCCCCAAGGTCGCTAAGCTGCACAAGCTGGGCATGTCCAACGCGAATATAGGACGCGAGGTGGGGGCATCGGCTACGACGGTCAGCAAAGATATCATCTTGCTAATCAAGTCCGGCGTGCTGGCTAAGCGGGGCACTGATATTATTTAGCCCGATGGTGATTTAGCGCTTGCGCAAAGGCAGTGTGAGCGTTAAACATATCTCAGGAACACAAACGCAGCCAAAGGAACCGAGACAATGACCGCACTTTACGAATGGCCCGTCGAAACAAAGATGCGCAAGGAAGCCGCACGTCGCGCTGCAAAGTATGAGGCGCAGCGACAGGAAGAGGAGGAGGCGCGCTACTTGCCTTTCCGTGCCGCTTTTGTTGCCGCGCGTCGCGCGGGTCACACTATCACTATCGCCACAACGATGGCTAATAACGCTTGCGACGCATCATGAAGGCGGCAGCGTAAAGCCCCGCCACCACCACCAACAGGAATAACCAGATGCCAAAACAACCCACAGAGCCATGCCAGATTGAGGCGGTCGAGGCTATCATGTCAGACGGCAAGCCGCGCCTGGTGGCCGACATCATGCTGCGCCTCAACAACTCGACCAAAGGCGGATGGCTAAGGCCGTACCGCAGGCAGGTGTCAAAGACCGCGACGGACACCGCTATATATTCCCTTCGCACTCAGGGCGTTCTTAGCATTAACGAAGTGCTGCGCAACAACACGAGCTACCTCCACAACGCGCCACGGGTGACGACATGATAGCGCGATGGAAGGCTTTTTCTGAGAAATGCACGGTTTCAATTGGAGTTGAATATGTTGAGTTTATGGCCATTCCGATTCCGTATTCTGTTAAGATAAAGATAAGCCAAGAGGCCAAACTGTCTTTAATTGTTCAAATGCTGATAGTGATTGCGTTTGTGTTGTTCCTTACTTTTTGGGGAGTGAAAACATGACCCAGATAGACGCAACGCCGCTTTTGTTCGACGTGAACGACGGCGAGTGGCACGGGCACAATCAAGGCGTGATGCCGGTACACCCCGAAAGCAAGGTCAAGATGCTATATTCCAACCGGAATTCCGACACATGCCTAGCGCGTCAAATTTCATGGCTTGGATACTCGGGGGCCTTCCGCGTGGTGAAGCAACACAAAGAGGTTGCTGCGGCACCTGCTGGCGAGCGCTGGATAGTTGGGACCATGGCGCTGTCAGAGGCAGGCGCAAAGGAATACGCTGACCGGTTCGGCGGCGATATTATCCACATGAGGGAGGTTTAGACATGGGCAGGCTCAAAGCAATCTTTGCCGCTGGACGGGTGCGCAGATGGCACACCAACGCGGACTTGTCATTGACAAACGATTACGTTGACGGGCACTCAGGCCGCGTGGCGCGGATATGCCTAGCATTATGGCCGCAGGAATTTGAGTTAGCATGTCACGCGCTAATCCACGACGACGGCGAGTCTGAAACGGCTGACCTACCATCGCCGCTCAAGCGTTCAATGCCCGCGGACGTGGCTGATTGGCTTGTGAAGGTTGAGGCGCAGGCGATGGCGGATGTTTGGGGCGATGCTTGCCCAAAAGCGACGGGCGAGAACTTTAACCGCCTGAAATTCGCTGACAGTCTTGATGCGTACCAATGGGCGATACACCACAAGCCGGACTTGGCAGGCCGTGACTACTGGCGCACGGAAAAGGCGCGGTTGTTTGTCCAAGCTGAGGCGCTGGGCGTTGTAACTGAGTTTATGGAGGCGACACGATGAGCGAAGATGAAAACGGCGGTCCAGCGTTCGCATATGGAAACTGGGAACATGGCGGCGATTCTGGCATGACCCTGCGCGATTACTTTGCGGGGCAGGCTTTGGCGGGTTTTTGCAATGGCGTTCGAGGTAGCGCAATGGAAGCTGCTTACATTGTGCAATGTGTTGCGCCTCACGTCTACGAGGTAGCCGACGCAATGCTAGAGGCGCGTAAGGCACCAACAGGAGAAACGTCATGATTGACATGAGCAAGCAATACCGCACCCGCGACGGGCGAGAGGTCCAGATCTATGACGTGGATGCTGGCGGGAAATATCCTGTGCATGGGGCAGTTTTGAGCTCTGGAACAGACGGAGATTGGGCGTCGTCCGGTTGGACCGAGCGAGGTCAGCATTGGGAAGTTGAAAAGGGCCCCCTAGACCTAGTAGAAGTAAAGACCGAGCGTTGGATGTGGCAGTTTGATTGCGGAATGTTTGGCCCCGTGGGTCATGGCACGCAAGAGAGGTGCGAAAGTTGGTACAAGAACAGAAGAGGCAAGGCCGTGCGCTTTGTGCAGGAGGACGAGGCATGAATATGGACGAAGTGAACGAAATCAAAGCACAGCTTCAGCAGCTACGGACCCAAACCGTGCAGCTAAACAAGCAGCTTGTCGGGGCCGGTCTGCGCGCTCTGGGTCTGAAAGTTGGCGACCGGATTATGGTCACAAAAAAAGACGTGCAGTTTTGGGTTGAGGTGACGGGATGCAATACTGCCGTCAACCCGCGACCTGAAGGCGTCAAAGTGAAAACTGACGGATGTGCAGGGATGCAAGGCGCAGGATTCATTGACCAGTGGCGGAAGGTGCCCCAAGCCGCAGTAGACATCGAGGGCGCTGCGGTCTAGCATAACTTAGCGCAGCGGACGGTCGCGCGCCTCTTGGGGGTTCATTGTCCCCTCAATATCAGCGCATACACCCGCAACAACGGCTGGGCCAATCCTTTCTCCCCGGTTGAGTTGTCGAATGGCCTACGAGACGGGCACGCCCGCGCATTGTGGAAGGTGCGCGGGCCGCTACACCCAAGGCTTGCAACGTCGCGCGCAATGGGGCAAGGTGATTAAGAGCCGCTTTGTTGTGGTGTGATAGGGCCCACAGCAGGGGCGCGGTATGGAGCCCGCCTAGCCAATCACACCTCATGAGCGCGGAAGTGCTAAAGTAGCAGGCCCAGTGAGTGGTAGAAAAGGCAAGGGGGATAGTCGCTAGGCTATTGGACCCCATGCGCTCTGGGTGAAGGAATACCCACTCAAACTATTCTAAGCATCTAACCCCAAGGGGAGAGACATGAAGCTAAAACGCCGCAACCAGTTCGCCGCCGCTTGGATGACGTATCCAAAGCTGCGCAGCCTCGGTTGCTTCGGGCGATGGAGGTGCTTAATGCTAGCGCTGTCGCATTTTTACTCGCCACTTGTCGGACCTAAAACCTGAGCCATGACCAAAGATGAACGCAGCGCCCAAGCCCGCGCCACCCTACAGGCCGACCTAGTGGACTGGATGCGCGAACGTATGCAGGAAGACGCGGCGCACATAGACGACGAAGAGTTTTATGACGTGGCCATCATGGCGCTAAATCAAGCGGTAGACGGCTAGACCAACGGGCGGGATGCCCGCACCACAACACGAAGGGAATACCATGACAAATCCGGCCAAGTTACTTGACTTGCTAAATGGCGAGTTTTCGTCTTTGACGATTGGGTTCAATGACTGCCACGCTTGCAACCATGCAACGGCCCAAAGGTGGCTAGATGAATGGGGGTTCTATGGCGGTAAGCAAACAGATGACCACATTGACTGGCCCTCCGAGGAGGAAAGGCTGAAAGCGATATCCGAAAACAGCGTGTGGACGATACAATGGTATCCTGACACACCTAACGGGTTCTGTTGCGTTGGCGCATCAACCTTTGAAGCAGCGGCAGAGTTTGCCTTGTCTTCTGGCGTAGCGAAACCCTAGGCGGGCAAGTCTAGCATTCTCGCCAGAAATGGCTTACATTGCGCGGCAAGCACCTAGAACATGACCAGCACCCGGCGACGGACTGGCAGGAGAGCAAACGAATGGCCGACACAGCAGAATGCATGCTCGCCAAGATTGCCAACCTCGTCACATTCAAAGAAGATGACTGCGGGCAGTTGCAAATCAGTAGCATAAACAGCGATATCTACGGGGATGTTTGTGGCGACGTTCGCGGCAATATACGCGGGTGCATCGGGGGCGATATTGTCGGCACCGTCTGGGGCGACGTATACGGGAGCGTCGTAGGCGCGGTCATGAGTAGCGTCGGCGCTGTTAATGGAACCGTCGGGGGCAACCATGCGGCGTCTGTAAAAGAACGGGTCGCGCAGCTTGAGGCGCAGCAACAAGATTGGTATAACCGGCAGGTTGAACGCTTCAACCGTGACGCGAGGCCGACATGACAGACAAGAAAGACCCAAAGGACACGCAGTTTCAAAAGGGCGTATCGGGAAACCCCGGCGGCAAGTCCAAAGCACAACGCGCCGACGAGCTTAAAGCGGCTGAAATAGCCGCTAAAATGCGCCTAAAGATACTAGCCTCAATGCAGGCTAAGTTTCAGGCCGATAAATTCACAGACGAAGACTACGCTTTGTTACTATCCGCAGGCACGTTAAACCTGTTCAAGCAAAGCGAAGACCGAGCCCACGGGACGCCTAAACAATCGGTCGACAGCACGTCAAGCGACGGCAGCATGACACCGCAGGTCATTGAGCGGGTTATAGTGATGCCGGATGAGCGCTAAGCTAAAACTCAAGATTCCCACGGCTGGCGTTTTCGTGGACCTGCTAGAGCCGGCGCGTTACAAGGGGGTGTGGGGCGGGCGAGGGGGCGGCAAGTCGCATTTCTTCGGCGGGCTGATGATTGAGGACCACTTACGAAGCCCTAGCATGAGGTCAGTTTGCATTCGTGAGGTGCAGAAGTCTCTAAAGCAATCAGCCAAGCGGTTACTAGAAGACAAGCTCACAACGTTCGGGCTCGGCGAGCGCGAGGGGTTCAAGGTCTACCGCGAGGTTATCGAAACGCCTGGCGATGGCATAATCACATTCACAGGTATGCAGGACCACACAGCCGATAGCGTTAAATCGCTTGAGGGATTCGACCGCGCTTGGGTAGAAGAAGCACAGGCTTTATCTGACAGGTCGATGACGTTGCTGCGCCCGACAATCCGCAAGGAAGGCTCTGAGCTTTGGTTTTCATGGAACCCGCACCGCGCGCTTGACCCGGTCGATATGTTGCTTCGCGGCAACAACACACCCACAGGCTCAACAGTTGTTCGGGCCAACTGGTCTGACAATCCGTGGTTGCCTAGCGTGCTCAAGCAGGAGCGCGTTGATTGCCTTGACGCCACGCCTGAGCGCTACGGCCATATCTGGGAAGGCGAGTATGCAAACGTCCTTGAGGGCGCTTACTTCGCGCGCCACCTAACCGACGCACGGCTCCAAGGCCGTATTGGCTTCGTGGCACCTGACCCACTGGTTAAGAAGTATGCAATCTTTGACATCGGCGGCACGTCTCGCAAGTCTGATGCGACTGCGATTTGGATTGTGCAGTTCGTCGGCACTGAGGTTCGGTGCTTGGATTACTATGAAGCGGTCGGCCAGCCCTTTGACGCGCACGTTAACTGGCTCCGCTCTAATGGCTACGGCGATGCGGTCTGTGTCCTGCCACATGACGGGCGGAAGCACGACACGGTGTTTTCGGTCACGCCCGATGGATACCTGCGGCAAGCTGGCTTTACTTGCGATGTGGTCAAGAATCAGGGCGCTGGCGCTGCACTTATGCGGATTGATGCTGTTCGGCAGATGTTTGCGTCCGTGCGGTTTAACGAGGAAACAACGGCAGGCGGGCGCGAGGCTTTGGGCTGGTATCACGAAAAGCGCGATGCGGTGCGAAACATTGGCCTTGGCCCTGACCACGATTGGGCGTCTCACTGCGCTGATGCGTTCGGCCTTGTGGCGGTGTATCGCAATATGGTGCAGGTGTCGGCGGGTCGCAAGCCGCTGCGCCGCAATTTGCAGGGGATAGCCTAAGCACACGCACTGTGTTATGTTTGCAACAAAGGGGCGAACATGGCAGATTTTCTAGGCTTTATGGACATGATTGACGGCGGCGGGGCCGGAATGTCCGGCCCTAAGTTTGAGGGCGGCGGGTTATTGTCGTCGCTCGGCAATGCCATGTTCTCGCCCTATGGGTCGAAGGACCGACAGCAGCAGGCAATGCAACAGGCTCAAGGCCAGCCCATGCAAGGGCAAATGCGCCCAATGCAACAGCCCGCGCCAGCAATGCAGCCACAACCCGGCATGATGGCCCCAGGCCCACAGCCTGAGCAAATCACCAGCATTGGTCTCGGCGACCTAGAAGCGCTTATGCAGTCAATGCGCGCCGCTGGCATCTTGCCACCCGCTGCACCACAGATGGACCCGCGTATGCGCCAAGGCCCGTTTTAATGAGTATTAGCCCACAGCACACCAAAGACAGAGGGCCAGCCACTTGGGGCTACTAGACTTCTTCAGCAGCGATGCAGGGCAGGCACGCAGTCGAGCTTTGTCTGAAGCCGAGGCGCGTTTTGCAAAAGGCGCTCGTCGATTGCTCGGCCCTGATTTATATCCGCGCGTTGACGCCGTCGCACGATTGGGCGGCTTACTGTCTCCGGGCGCAGACGTCATAGAGGCGCAGCAGGCGGGCCGTGATATGTTTGCGCCCGACCGTAGCATAATGGACAGAGCAGCTTCAGGCGCGGCTATGGCTGGCGCTGGCGCTATGATGCTTATGCCCGGCGGCGCGTCGTCTGTTCGTCAGGGCGTTGAGTCTGTGGTGGATGCTGGGGTGCGGGCTTATGACCCGTCAATAGTCGGCAGCAATGCGGGCAACGCAATCCCCGACGCCCCCCAAACCCCAGCCCAAGAGATAGCGAACCTTCTAAGCGAGGGCCGCGGGAGTGAGGTCACAGACGACATGCTGGGCGCACTAGGCCCTAACGACAGCATGGAATTGATGCGGCTTTACGAGACAGGCGCAACGGGCGTTGATATGCCGATGGATACGCCAAGCAGAATGGCGAGGGCTGACGAGATGGGGTTTGATACGGGCACGCCGCTTTATCATGGCGGCGATGGGTTTGGTTTAGATAGGAGCTTTGCGCGAAGCGATGCGTCTTATCACGCATTCAGCGGCGAAGATGCTAGCGAATATGCGCTAGACCGAGGCGGCGAAGATGCACAGGTGGCTAAATTGCTTTCGCGTGCCGATAATACCGCGTCTGGGGAGGAGGTGTTTGAAGCATACGAAGAGGCGTCTGGAATGATGCGGGACGCAGCAGGTCGCAACTCATGGATGCCTCTAAACGATACGTATTCTGATGATGTAAGAGGGACGCACCAAGGCCTGTTGAATGCTGGATTTGACAGCGCAAGATTTGACGATGATTTTACGCCGGATGGAGACGAGATAGAAAGTATCGCTATGTTGCGCCCCGGCCTCTTGCGGTCCAAGTTCGCCCGCTTTGACCCGCGCCTCGCAAACCTGAGCAACCTATCCGCAGGCGTGGCCGCTGGCGGAATGGGGCTAGGTCTGTTATCACAACAGCCAAGCCAAGCCGAAGTAGAACAATACCTAGAAAAGAGGGGCCTGCTCTAATGAGTATTAGTACGTATGCCACGCTACAAACGGCGATTGGCGACTTCCTTAACCGGTCTGACCTAACAGCAACTATCCCGACGTTTATCTCCCTAGCGGAGGCCGCTATCGGGCGAGACCTGCGGCACTGGCAGATGGAGACGCGCGCGGTCGCAGAGATTGCCAGCCAGTACAGCCAAGTCCCGACCGACTGGCTCGGTTCAATCCGATTCCACACGACAGACGGCAACACAGCGCCTATGGACCTTATTAGCCAAGCCGAGCTAATCGAGCGGCGCGCGGGCAATGCCAACACGGGCGGACGTCCAGTTTTCTATGCAGTTTCGGCGGGACAATTTGAGTTCTTCCCGACGCCTGACGAGGTTTACAACGCCGAGCTTATCTATAACGCTCGCATCCCTGCCCTATCCGACACCAACACGGGCAACTGGCTGTTGTCTGAGGCATCCGACGTTTATCTTTACGGGGCACTTATCCACAGCGCTCCATATCTGAAAGAGGATGGGCGAGCCACAACATGGGCCGCGATGTATCAATCGGCAGTCCAATCACTGCAAACGCAATCAAACAAAGCCAAGCACAGCGGCTCCGGTCTGCGCATGAAAATCAGGAGCTACTGAGATGAGTTTCACCAACACAGCCGAAACGCTGGTTCTTTCGTTCCTGTTCACGACAGGCACCGCAACACGCCCGACCGAGTGGTATCTTGGCCTATTCACGTCTGCCCCTGGCGAAGCCGCCGGCGGCACTGAGTTGTCGGGCGATGCTTACGCGCGCAAGGCTATCGCGTTCACAGCGGCGGGCAACCTCGCCACCAACTCCGGCAATGTCGAGTTTGACGCGGCAACGGGCGATTGGGGCACGGTAACGCATGTTGCGGTGTTTGACGCCGCCACCAGCGGCAACATGATTGCATACGCCGCGCTTGGCACCAGCAAAGCGATTGGAACGGGTGATATCTTCCGCATCCCGACCGGCGACTTCGACCTGACGCTCACATAAGGGGGCCGCAATATGTCTAAAATTGGCAACGTCACAGATTACGCAGTCACAACGCCCGCAACCGCTGACATGGTTATCGGCACAGACGTGTCGGACACCTCCAACGACTCGACCGGCGAGACTGTAAACTTCACAATGTCGGCTATCAAGACGCTTGTTTTGGACGGCTCACTCTTGGACTCTGAGCTGACTTCCATTGCGGACGTCAAGGCGCTTGACCAGAGCGTAGTTAGCGGCGCGGCACCCGTCTTTGCCAGCACAAATATGACGGTGGTGGATACTGACCTGCTTGTCGTGGACACCACAAACCTGCAAACCTTTGTGGACGGTGTTGACCACGCCTTACTCAAAGCGCGGGGGACCGGGGTTAGCACGACTTACGTGTCGACAGTTGCCGTAGGCGGGACCACATTTGCTCAGCCCGCTGTTGAGGGCGAGATCCGCAGTGACGAAGGCGTAGGGTTCTTTGACCTTCATTACGCTGGCGCAACAGGCGTAACGGTCGCAAACCTGAATGCAGACTCGACCTATGTCTACATCGACAACGCGGGCGCGCTGCAACAACAAACGAGCGTGCCGACCCGGCTAGACTGGCGTCGTAAGTTGTTCACGATGCGGATTGCCGTGAACACTGCCACGAATTTAATTATCGGCTTTGAATACTTCAACAACCCCCTCGGGAATGACACCAACACCACCCGCGACCTTTACGAGTATCTCCTGCTTGCTGGGGTGCCGCTTAAGTCGGGTATGGCAATCACGGGCCGTGCGGACGGCTTGGGGTTTGATGCTGGCGCTGGGTCGATTTTAGAGCTTGGCGGTACGGGAAACGTACACAATCCGAACGTGTTGTCGTTTGATGCAGTTACAACCGTGTCTTACGATTTGCTTAACAAAACGGGTGTAGCCGCATCGGCGCAGACCGCCCTTGTAAAGTTCTGGGACGATGACGACGCCATTACAGGGCTCGGGTCTACTACCGCAGTAGGTCACCGCGTCTACAGGTTCAGCAACGGTGCTTTCGCTATTCAGTACGGGCAGGGCAACTATGCCGACCTAGCGCTCGCCAAGTCCGGTATCTTGCTTGAAGACTACGAGTTAAACCCGAAACTCCTTTACGCTACATTCCTCGGCTGGTGGTTGATACAGGAGACGGCAACGGTCTCAAACGACGCCACCAAAGTGGAGTTTGTGCCTTACACCATCGGCTCGCAGGCGGGCAGCTCTAACAGCCTTTCCTCCGTGCTTCTCAAAGCTAACAACGGCTCTGACGTTCCCGTCCCTGCGACGTTCTTGGCAAACATCGGGGGAACAGGCGTCACAGTCAGCACATGGGACACAGCCGGGCGGCCTAGTTCTCCAGTGGAGGGTATGTTTGGATATAACACTACGACCCCTGGATTTGAAGGTTATACGGATGAATGGGGCGCAGTCGGCGGCGGCGGCGGGATTGCAGACAGCGCCGACACAGACCTAACCAATGACCCAGATGCGGCGCTGCGCCGAGATATTGCAGTGATAGCAATCGATGCTGCATTGCTGGCATCGGCTGGTGTTGCGGCTTACAGCGCGAACTACGACCTCGCTAGTACCGCTGCGATTGACGAGAGTTTCAATGTCGCGTCCATTACAGACGTTAGCTCGGGAAACACGACGCTGGGCTTCACCTCTAATTTCTCAACTGCGCTTTACCGAACAGCAAACGGTCGGCGGGGCAACAACACGCTAACCGGCAATTATGTTGAGGCCTTGGAGCAAAAAACGGGCACGGCCTACACTACCAGCACGGTAGGTCTTCTTTCATACATATTAACGCCCACCGCTGCCGCGCTTTCAAACATCGCTACAAATCACTCTACTGGTTTTGGAACTCTAGCATGAGCGGCGTGAACGTCACGGGCGTGCGCTGGCTGGACCACGATTTGCGAATGCGTGAGATTCTTCTCACTCTCACGTATGCGAAACACAACGTGCCGTTGCCGAGTCCCAAATACGTCATTGCGTGGGAAGACCCCGACGAGATTGACGCGCCAACGCAGTTCACATCGCCCTCCCGCGCGTGGCTGGGTATGGCTATGCATGGGAAAATTCTGCCCCCAGTCGAGGTGTATCACGCCCTTGCCCACGATGAAGCGCAACCGGACTTTGAGCGGCATCATCGCGGGCACATTCTGCACACTGCCGAGCCAGTCGACGCTATGACAGAACGGGAGGCGATGGAGTACCTAGTCAAAATGCACCTGCCCCCCCGCGTCTGGCGAGACTACCGGGGCAACAGAGACATTTTGCGCATTGTCACCCGCGCCAGCCTGCCAGCAGACATGACGCACCGAGACGCGTGGCAGTTTCAAGAGCAAAGGATAGCAGCATGACCAGTAAAGCAATTAAAGAGCTAGTTAAGATTGACGACGTTGAGTTCCAGGCGAGTGATTTGACGTTTACCGCATCGAAAAAAGACTTTCGAGACGCTTGGACTTTGGGCGCGGGTAGTGTTGTAAAAGTCGACTGGCAGAAAGCGCGCGAAAACTTCCGCGCCGACGCAGCGCTGCCTAAAGTGTCTTTTATCATGGCGGCGGTCCGTCTTGGGTTCCTCGCCTCTGAGGACGCAGTTCGCGCAGCGCGTGGTGAATGGCCTGCATCTTTTGACGAGGCCCTTTCGGCTATGCCAGAGGAAGAGCGTCTGGGCGCGCAGGTAACGTGGGCGAGCATTACAGAGGTCCGCCGAAACGCGCCGCTTCTTATGCGAATAGGGGCGGTCAAAGGTATCTCCGCAGAGCAATTCGACGCCATGTTTGGGTATGCTGGTGAGTAACCGCTTGGGGTCAAAATAATGGCTAACATTCTTCTAGACCAAAGCGGCGCGTCCCTTTTCAACGAGGGCGGCGCGGCTCTTTCTGATGAATCTGGAGCATCATTTGAGGACGCAACTGCGGCTGCGAGCGCTTCTGCGTCTGTAGCCGTTACCGCAACAGCCACCTACACCGCGAGCGCTGGGGCGGCAACAACGGCGACCACATCGGCCTCGGGCTTCGGCATTGTGGTGGCATCGGCGACCACATCGGCCTCGGCCTCTGTTGCGGTTGCAGCGGTTAGGATGAGGGTCAGCGCGGCGACCATTGCAGCAGAGTCTACTGTCGCGGCGGTGGGATTCGTCACGGCAAAGGCCATTGCAGCGGCATCTATGGCCGCAGCCACAGCAATCAGAGGCATCCGCCTTTGGGAAGACCAAGGAGACACCAGTGAAATATGGGTCAAGCAATAAGACACCAAAGACACCAAAGAAACCAAAGAAATCTTGACGAGGTAGCCCAATGGCAGACACTACGACAACGACATACGGCCTGGTAAAGCCAGAGGTCGGCGCGTCTGAAGACTCGTGGGGCGCGAAGTATAACACACTGTTAGACACGCTTGACAATCTTCTTGACGGCACGACGGCGGTTGCGCCGCAGGTCGTGGGTGGCACGGCTGACAACTCCATTATTGGCGGGACCACACCAGCGGCAGGCAGCTTCACCACGCTACTGGCGAACAGCGTTGCCGTGGTCGCTGGCTTTCATGTCCCCGCGGGCGGGATTATCATGTGGAGCGGCGCAATAAGCGCAATTCCATCCGGCTGGGTCATTTGTGACGGAGCCAACAGCACACCAAACCTAACCGACCGTTTTGTTATTCATGCCAGCGCAGACAGCGGTGCGACTTACGACGTCGGAGACACTGGCGGCGCTGCGACTGTGACGCTTAGCGAGGCCGAAATGCCCGCTCACGCCCATGCAGCGGGCGATATCGTTACTGCCAGCGCAGGGGCGCACACGCACGACATCGCCCTCAGTTTCTCGCTGCGCGATAACAATCAGGAGTCTTTTACAGTAGCAGACATCGCCACGGGGTCCAGCACAAGGGCAACGCAATCCGCGGGGGCGCACACGCACACTATGTCTGGCAATTCGGGGGCCAAAGGCTCTGGCGCTGCGCACGAAAACCTGCCTCCCTACTATGCGCTTGCGTATATTATGAAGACGGCGGCGTAGTATGGCGCTTCTTCCATTAGAACTCCCGCCAGGCGTTTACCGCAACGGCACCGAGCTTGACCAGGCGGGGCGATGGCGCGATGCGAATTTAGTGCGCTGGCGCGATGGGTCATTGCGGCCTGTTGGCGGGTGGCGCACACGCTTAGAAACTGCATATGACCAGCCCCCGCGTGGGATGCTCGCGTGGGAGGACTTAGCCGGAGGCAGGCGCATTGCGGCTGGAACTTACAACAAGCTGTTTGTCACGTCGGCATCCGGCACCACAACCGACATTACGCCCGCAGGCTTCACCGCTGGTATTGTCCGGTCTGCGGCAATTACCGGATTCGGCGGCGGGTTCTTCGGCCTCGGCACGTTTGGCACCCCAAGGCCAGACACCGGCAACTTTTCCGAGGCGACCACTTGGGCGCTAGATAACTTTGGGGAGAACTTAGTCGCGTGTTCAAATAAGGACGGCAAACTCTATGAGTGGGCTCTAAACACGAGTACCGCAGCTGCGGCGATTACCAATGCGCCAACGGGCAATCTTTCCCTAATGGTAACAGCCGAGAGGTTTCTTTTCGCGCTGGGGGCTGGCGGCAATCCGCGCAGCGTCCAATGGTGCGACCGCGAGGCAAACACCACTTGGACGGCGGCAGCGACCAACGAGGCTGGCGATATTGAATTACAAACGTCTGGTCAAATCATGTGCGGGGTGCGAACGCGCGGGCAGTCTCTAATCCTTACAGACCAAGACGCGCACACGGCAACCTACCAAGGCCCCCCTTTTGTATATGGGTTCGAGCGTGTGGGACAATCCTGCGGCATCAACAGCCGCAAGTCTTTGGTGTCAGTTGACGCGGGCGCGTTCTGGATGGGCCAAAACGCATTTTTCACCTTTTCGGGGGGCACGGTTCAAGAGCTTCCTTGCGACGTGGCCGACTATGTTTTTGGCGATTTGAATAAATCCCAAGCAAGTTTGGTGCATGTTGTCTCTATGGCAGACCATGGAGAAATCTGGTGGTTTTATCCATCCGGCGGTTCTAACGAGTGCGACAGATATGTTGCGCTAGACTATGCGGAGGGGCACTGGACAATCGGCACAATGGAGCGTACAGCAGCGGTCCCACGCGGCGTGTTCAAGTATCCGCTATGGGCTGACGCAAGCGGCAATGTGTATGAGCATGAGGTGGGCCTAGCACACGGGGATGATGCAGTCTTTGCAGAGAGCGGGCCTATCACGGTCGGCACTGGCGAGAACGTCACCGCGTTCACCAGTCTAATCCCAGACGAGGCCACACAAGGCGACGTCACAGCCACGTTTAAGACGCGCCTGCACCCCAATGGGGTCGAGCAATCGTTTGGCCCCTATTCAATGGCAAACCCCACAGACGTGCGATTCACGGGCAGGCAGGTTCGAATGCGCGTTGATGCGGCTCGGCTTGCAGATTGGCGGGTTGGCACGATGCGCGTTGAAGCGTTCGCGGGGGGGCGTCGATGATTGGACTGCCACCAGTCGGGGCCGATGTTCGCGTTTGGGCACAAGACTTTCGTCGCGCCATTGCCGCAGCTTGGGACCGCTTGGGTTATAAGACCGACGCCGCAAATGCTGTTGAGAATGGCGTCATTCTTTGGGATAATGCCAGCGGGTATCCGGTCGTGTCCAAGGGCGGAGCCTTCGCTAAGGTCGGCCTGTTTGTAGGTGTTCCTGCAAGCGCCACAGCGTCGGGACAGCTTGGCGAATTTGCACAGGATGCGGCCTATATATACGTCTGCACCGCAACAGATACATGGAAGCGAGCGGGGATTGCAACATGGTAAACCTTGAAGACTACCGCGATAAAATCGACAGCGCCCTAGCGTACAGCGGCGGGACGCACGCCTTTGACGACGTAGCGCGCGGCGTGGCATCGGCCAAAATGCAACTGTGGCCAGCAAGCAACAGTTGTGCTATAACCGAAATCATATGCTACCCACAGAAAAAGGTGCTGCATGTGTTTCTGGCCGCGGGCGACAAGCAAGAGTTAATCGGAATGATTGATTCCGCGGCAGCATGGGGAAAGACTCAGGGCTGCGAGGGTATGACAATGAGCGGTCGGCATGGCTGGCTCAAGGTTCTAGGCAAAGAAGGCTGGAAGCCAGTAATGACAGTTATGGAGCGCAAAATATGAGCGGCGGTAAAGGCGGAAGCGAAACAAGCGAGACGCAAATCCCGCAATTTGTGCAGGACGCCTCGCAGGCGAATATCTCGCGCGCCAATGACATTTCCCAAATCGGTTACACGCCCTACTATGGGCCGGAGGTTGCCGCATTCTCACCGATGCAGAACGCAGCTTTTGCCAACACTGGGCAGGCTGCGGATGCGTTTGGCATGTCAGGCGGCGGGATGACCGGAATGGAGGGGATGCCTCAAGCGCAGGACTTCAACGGGGTGCAGGGCTTCTCGTCCGCTCCGATATTCCAAGGCGCTGTTGACGAGTTCCAAGCCCAGCGTCCCGGCCAATTCAACGCAATGGCCGACCAGTTTATTGACCCAGTGACGGGCGCAGCGGCGGGGGCACAATACAAGCCACAGCCCAGCGTAATGACATCTTCAGGCATGGGCGGGGGCAAATAACATGGCAGGCGGAGCAAATCCACAGCAGACGCAGACACCGCAACAAAACGGTGTATTCGGGCAATCAGCGGGCGCTTACAACGCTGCGCTAGGCGGCACGGCAGCAGCCGGCGCAGGGCCAAACATTGGCGCGTTTATGAACCCGTACACTGAGCAAGTCACGGGCAACACGCTCGACAGCTTGGAACGGCAACGCCAGATGGCGACTAACAACATGGGCGCGCAGGCCACACAGGCGGGCGCGTTTGGCGGGTCTCGCCACGGCGTAGCTGACGCTATGACCAATGAGGGCTTTGCACGCCAAGGCGCGGATACGTTCGGGCAGCTTCAGCAGCAGGGCTTCAACACCGCATTAGGCGGCGCGCAAAACCAGCAGCAGATTGGCTTGCAGGCTGCGAACCAAATGGGCAATCTGTCAAACATGGGCTTTGGCTTTGGCGAGCGGATTGGGCAACAGCAAGCGCAGCAAGGCGGGCAACAGCAAGCGCTTATGCAACAGCTTATGAATGCGGGCCGTCAACAATATCAAGGCTACGCAAGCGCACCACAGCAGGCGCTCAATTTGCCAATGCAGGCGCTTGGCGGCGCTCAGTATGGGCAGACGTCAACACAATCAAAGCAGCCTGGTCTGTTTGACTATCTGACGATGGGGGCGACCGCGGCGGCATCCGACCCGCGCTTGAAAGAGAACGTGCGATATGCTGGCAATGTAGGCGACGTTAGCTTCTACAGTTGGGACTGGAACGAAGCGGGCAAGAAGATTGCCGACCCAGCCCAGCCAACATTCGGAGTCATGGCCGACGAGCTACAGAAGACGCACCCCGAGCTTGTCAGGTTTGGCAGTGATGGCTTCCTGCGCGTTGATTATGCAGGGCTAGGCCGGAGTCTTTCCTGATGGATTGGCTGCGCTATTCCAACCAAGGGGCAACTCGCAACCAGCCCTTAGCACCTAATCTGGTCAATGCCTTGTCGTTCCTGCCCGAATTAGGCTTAACGATGAACGTCATTAGCGGAGGCCAGGATGCAGAGGGGCCGAACCGCACGGGGTCCACACGCCACGACCACGGCAACGCAGTCGACGCAGACTTCTACATGGGTGGTCGGCGGCTCAACCCTGCGAACGAGCAGGACAGGGGCCTCCTCAGTCAAATCGTATCAAGGGGCCGCGCAAACGGCCTTACGGGCTTTGGGGAGGGCGCGGATTACATGGGCGCGGGGAGAATGCATCTTGGATACGGGGATGAAAGCGTATGGGGCGCAGGTGGTCGGTCAGCGAACGCCTCAGATTGGATGCGAGACGCTTACTATGGCACGTCACAAGGGCAGCAGCCCACAATGTCCACACGAGGAGCGCCGGAAATGGCACAAGAACCGCAAGGCATCCTAGGCGCATTGGGCCTGCAAAGGCGTGACACAAATGCAACAGGGCAGACCGCGCAGCCATTTACGCAGCGCGATAATTTCAAAGACCTGATGGGCAACTTGGCGATGGGCTTCAACTCAATGCGCCTCAACCCTGACGGCAACGTGGGACAGCAGGTCGCGGGCGCACGCCAAGGACGGCGCGACGAGAAACGGACCAACCGCTCAATAGAATGGCTGCGCAGCCAGCCAAATGGTGAGCAATTTGCGGCTATGGCCGAGGCGCTGGGCGTCGTGCCAGCTTTGCAGGCGTATCAGGCGTCTAATGCCCCAGCAGACCAGACAAGCGGGATGCAGAACTACGACTTCCTCCTTGCGCAAGGAATGGACCCTGCGGCTGCAATGGAGCGGGCGTTTGGAGCGGGCGGAACCAGCGTAAATATCACAAACGGCGCGGGCGGCGAAATAGACCCTGACGCTGCGTTGCGCGCTGGCCTATCGGAGGGGCTTATTAAAGAGTTTGGTAATTTTAGGACAACAGGGTCAGCAGCATCTGCCGCTATGGGCGACCTGAACACATTGCAAGAATTGGCGGCTCTAGCGCCGGAAGGCCCCGTGTCCGGCAGGCTTGCACAAATGTTCCCCGAGTTTAACGACGTCGCAGCGTTAAGGGATGCGATTGTCAAACGAGTAGGCCCAACCCTCCGCGCCGAGGGGTCTGGCTCTACGTCTGATATTGAATATCAGGGAATGCTTGATTCCCTTGGCAACATGAGGAACACAAGGGCCGCTAACTCTGCAATTATTGCAGTCATGCAGGCCAAGGCCCAATTCAACATCGCGCGCTCGGATATTGTCAACAGAATGATGGGCGATGCAAGCTACACGCAAGCGCAGGCGATGCAAGATTTGAGCGCGCTTGACCAATCGTCTAGCATTCCCAACCAAGTGCAAAGACTAATTGCGGCGCATGGCAGCAACAGCGGCGGCGCGGCCCTTTCAAATATGACGCCAGAAGAATTGCAAGCAATCGTGGATGGTGGGCAATGACAACAGCAGCACAAGCACAGGCCGAACTTGACCGCAGAGCAGCAGCGGCAAGCGCGCCAACCATGCAATCAGGCCCAACACGGGCGCAGGCAGTTGCTGAATTGCAGCGCAGGCAATCTGCGGGGGCACAGGGCGGGCTAGAGCAGCCAGTCGCAGCGCCGCCAGAGCGTGGCTTGGGTGCAGCCCTATTTGACAACATCATAGGCAGCGACGACGGCGTGCAATCATACGGCGAAGATTTTGGCACTTGGCTTAACCGCGCGGGCGAAAGCATGACGCTGGGCACCGTGGGCGACGAGGCGAGCGCAGCGGTCACGAGCGCGCTAACAGGCCGCGCATACGGGGACGAATTAGAGAGATTCCGCCAGAACGAGGAAAACATGTCGGGCGCGGCCAGATTGTCCGCTGACCTGTTCGGCGCGATTGCCCCGGCAGCGCTTGGCGTTGGCGCGATTCGTGCGGCCCCAACACTTGCACGCGGAGTTATGCGCGGAATGGGGCTGGGCGCTGGCGCAGGCGCTACGCAAGGATTTATGGAGGGCGAGGGCGGCTTTCAAAACCGCGCGGCGTCCGGTGGAATTGGGGGGCTGTTCGGTGGATTGCTTGGAGGCGCGATTCCGGGAGTGGCGGCGGGTGTTGGGCAGGTATACCGCGCAGGCCAAGGCGCGGCGAGAAATTCAAGAGTCGGCAACCAAATAGGCGCGGCGCTAAATGTAACGCCAGAGACGGGCCGAGTATTGGGCCGCGTTATTGGCGAGGAAGACCCCACAGCAATGCGGGCAGCGCTTGACCAAGCTGGGCCTAGCGCCATGTTGGCAGATGTCAGCCCCGGTGCGGGGGGGTCACTTGATGCAGCTATGCGCAGCCCAACACCTGGCGCGGCCTTGGCGCGTGGCCGAGTTGATGCGCGCGCAGAAGCGACAACGGCGGGCGTTCTTGACGCGCTTGACGGCGGGCGCATGGGTCCGAGCATCCCGCCCCTTGCCAACCAATCGGCGCGGGCGGCTTCTGCGCGTCCCATAATTAACCCCCTTTATCAAAAAGCATATGACACGCGTATCAACTACGACACGCCAGAAGGTCGGGCTGTTGAGGACATCCTGACCCGCGCGCCACGCGGCCTTGTGCGGAGCGCTGTGCAGCAAGCGAACGACCGTATGATTTATGACGGCTTCCCAAACCAGCAAATCATGGCGCAAATTGGTGACGACGGGTCTGTAGTGTTTGACGAAATGCCCAACACTATGATGGCGGACTATATCAAGCGCGCCTTTGACGAGGTGGCCGAGGCCAGTAAGGACTCTATCACGGGCCGAATGTCACCCGATGGCGCTTTTGCCAACCGTGTAGCGCGTGACCTGCGCGGGGCGTTAGCTGATGCGGTGCCGGGATACGACGAGGCGCTGCAAGCGGCATCAACAGACATTCGCAGCCGTGCAGCCGTGCGGACGGGCCAAACACTTTTGGCAACGAACACCACTATTGAAGACATGGCCGAAGCCATAGCCGACGCCACGCCTGCTGAGTTGCGGGCCATGCGCCAAGGGGTGCGCAGCCAAATCGACCACGTTATGGGGAATGTGCGGGCGGTAGCATCTGACCAGAATGTAGACGCGCGGCAAGCGCTTTCATTGTTTAGCCAAACATCTAGCCCCAATTCAAAGCTTAAACTGCAAGCGCTGTTTGGTGACGAGGCCCCAGAGGTGCTAAAACAGCTTCGGGAAGCTGGTGCTGCGCTCGGTCTTCGGTCGCGCGTTGCCATGAACAGCGCAACTCAACCGCGCCTAGCTGCGGATCGGATTGTTTCGGAAGAGGTTGCCCCCGGCGCGGTTCGCAACCTACAGCCCATTGAAGGCGTGCGGGATATTGGACGGCGCGGGCTTGGGTCAGATGATGCTTCAATCGCGCGCCTTAGCGACGACGTGCGCGGTCAGTTGGCTGACGTTCTGTCACGCCCGAATGGCGCGGCGGCTTTGGATAGCATCATAAGAAATCTTACTTCAAACCCGCTGCCAGCCAACACAGGCCAAGGCGTCAACGCAGTGACTCTTGGCGCTGGGCTTACAGCACTTCCGACAGTGACTGAGCGCACGCGAGGGTTACTGCAAGGGCCGCGCCGATGAATAGCAACAGCGCCACAATGTTTTTAAGGGACGGGTTCGGAACGTCTAGCTCGCGAATGTTAAGCATAATTCCGACCGTTAGGAAATTGCCTGCCAAAACACCTGCGATGATTGTTGTTATTTCCATGATGGTCATATCCGCACTGGCACCCGATAATTCAAGGACAGAAGGTAAATCATGAAGCCGAAAAAGCTCACAGAAGAACAAATTGGCAACTCTGTAAAGGTTGCCATCCGTGAAGCCGTTGACTTTATCGAAAGCGAAGTCGCGCCGGACCGCATCAAAGCGCAGAAGTACTTTGACGGCAAGTCCGACCTGAAATATGAAGAGGGCCGCTCAAAGGTTGTGGCTACCAAATGCCGTGACACGGTGCGGGCAATCAAGCCTGCGCTGATGCGAGTTTTCTTGCAGTCTGCCGCGCCGGTTGAGTTCGTGCCGCGCCCGGGGCAAGCTGTGGGGGCCGCTGAGCAGGCGTCTAAGTATTGCAGTTATGTCTTTAACCGAAATGATGGGTTCAGCGTTCTAAGCGACGTTTTTCACGACGCACTTATCAAGAAGGTCGGCATCGCCAAGGCGTACTATGACGAGACGGAAGAGGTTGAATTTGACGAATACACGGGCCTTACTGAGGACCAGATGTCGGACCTTGCCAGCGACGAGGGCGCAGAAATTGTTGAGTCGGAGCTAACCCAAGAGGCCATGCTTGACCCAATGGGCCAGCCCATGACCCCGGCGCTGTATGACGCCAAGGTCAGCCTTACGAAAAAACGCGGCGAGATTAAGGTTCACAGCATCGCGCCTGAAGACTTCTTCGTCGACAGCAACGCGATTAGCCTAGACGATTGTTTTATCTGCGGCCACAGCACGGACGGGCGGGTCGGGGATCTGGTCGAAATGGGCTTTGACTTTGACAAGGTTTACAACCTCGCGGGGTCCGGCGAGGGCAGCGTGCAAGAGGAGGAAGAAATCGCGCGGCGCGGTTTTGGCGAGCGCGACGACGACGAGAACGCGCTTGACCCTTCAATGCGAAAAATTAAGATTACCGAAGCGTATATGCGGATGGACATCGAGGGCGTAGGCATCCCGCGCCTGTATAAGTTTATCTGTGCCGGCTTGAACTACGAGTTGCTTGAGCATGAGCTTTGTGACTTCAACCCGTTCGCCGTGTTCGAGGTAGACCCGGAGCCACATACGTTCTTTGGCCGGTCCATTGTTGATATCATTCTTGAGGACCAAGACGCTTCAACGTCATTGATTCGTGGCTTGCTCGACAATATCGCCATGCTCAACAACCCGAGGCTGTTAGTTAACGACAACTCGGTCGAGATGGACGATTTGTTGAACAATGAAATCGGCGGAATTATTCGCACAACAGACATGACGGCGGTGCGCGAGATTCTTATAGGGTCCGCTGCGACATCGGCAATCCCGGCAATCGCGCTCTATGACGAGGCCATCAGGTCCAAGACGGGCGTCTCTGGCGCTAATGGCAGCATGGACACCGACAGCCTACAAAACCAGACCGCTACGGGCGTTAACGCCGCTGTACAGGCCGCGACCGCAGTTTCCGAGCTTATCGCCCGCACGCTGGCTGAGGGCGGCATGAAGCAACTTTTCCGCACCATTGCACAGATTGCCCGCGCCAACCCTAACCCCGAAGAAATGATGCGGCTAGACGGTCAATTCATCCCGGTAGACCCACGGTCGTGGGGCGTTGATTTGGACATGATGGCAAACGTAGGCCTTGGCACCAACAAGCACGACGAAAAAATGATGACGCTGCAACAAATCGCGGCGCTGCAAATGCAGGTATTTGGCACCTATGGCCCACAAAACGGGATGGTTTCAATGACCAACATTCGCAACGCGCAGGCCGACATCATGGCGCATGGCGGGGTCCACAACTCAGACCGCTACATGCAGCCCATGAATGCGCAAATTGAGCAGCAGATTATGGAGCAACAGGCACAGGCAGCACAGGCACAGCAGGGCCAAGGTGGCGACCCCAACGCGGCATTCTTGCAGGCTGAGCAAATGAAGGCCCAGACTCGCGCCCAAGTGGACATGCAAAAGGCCACGATGGAACACCAGCGCAAGCTGATGGACATGGCGAACAGCGATGATTTCAAGCGCGATGAATTGGCGCAAAGCCTGCTTGTCGATGCCGCGAAGATATTGGGCCAATACGGCACTAGCGTTGACGTTGCGCAGGTTAGCGCACAGCAGAACGCACCACGTCAATACGGGGGCATGAACAATGGATAAAATCGCAAGGGCCAACCACGCCGCAAACCTTATGGCTGACGATGTGTTGCAAGAAGCCTTCACTGTTGCATTTCGGCGGCACTGTGATATATTTACCAATAAGCTGGCAACCGACGAGGAAGTCCTTGAGGCCCGGCGGATGGCGTTTGCCGTCAAGGAAGTCCAAAGCCAGCTGCAATCCTTTATTGTGGACGGCAAAATTATAGAAAAGAGGAATCAGGACCGTGCAAGCGACTGACCTAGAGACAGCAGTTCAAGGACTGCTCGCGCCCGAATCCCAAGACGACGCCGACGAGGTAACGCAAGAAGCGCCCGAGCCGGAAGAAATCGAGGAAGACGACGCACTAGAAGACGGGGAACAAATCGAGAACCCCGACGAGGAAGCGCCAGACGAGGGCGAAACCTCAGACGATGAGGATTACGCAGCCGAACAAGACGAAGGCGAAAAGGCACCTGCAAATAAGCTCTACACTGTCAAAATAGACGGCGCAGACAAGCAAGTTACCCTTGAAGACCTTACCCGCTCCTATTCGGGGCAAGCGTATATCCAAAAAGGGATGCAAGAATCCGCCGACGTGCGCAAGCAAACTGAGCAGATGTATTCGTCCCTCCAAGCGGAACAACGCAAATTTGTTGAAACCGTCCAGAGCCTACAGCAAAACGGCATGAAGACGATGCCGCAGAAGCCTAGTGCAGCCCTGCTCAACAGCGACCCTATTGGGTACATGCAGGAGAACGCGCGATATGACGCCGATATGGTTGAGTACACTGCCCAGCAGTCTCAAATCCAAGACGTCACACAGCGCCAGTCTGCAATGCAACAACAGGCAAAACAGGTCTACCTGCAAGAGCAAGTCCAACGCTTGAAAACTGCAATACCTGAATTTGCAAACCCTGAGACGGCTGCGCCGTTGCGGGACAAGTTGTTTAAAACGGGCATCGAGAGTTACCACTTCACCCCAGGCGAAATGGGCGAAGTCACAGACTCCCGAGCGGTTAGCGTTCTCATGGACGCTATGAAATGGCGAGAATTGCAATCTGGCAAATCTGCGGCGAAAGTTACGCCAAAGCCCCAGAAAACAATCAAGCCGACTGGACGAAGAAAACAGCCTCAAAGCGTTGCCCGTGACAAGCAATTGGCGAAAGCCCGGAAAACTGGCAGCATAGACGACTTTGTTGCTTCCATGCTTGCGCCTGACAATTAAACCCGAATAGGAATACCCAAAATGGCACAACCAGCCAACACATTCGACAGCTACGACGTCAACGGCATCCGCGAGGATCTTTCGGATTCCATCTATGACATCTCGCCAGAGGAAACGCCGTTCTATAGCGGCATGGCAAAGGTCAAAGCGACCAATACGTACCATGAACATCAGACCGACTCATTGCGCTCGTCCGCTACAAATGCCCACATCGAAGGCGACGACACAGCTGCCGAGGCGCGCACAGCGACCACCCGTCAGGGCAATTACACGCAAATCTTTAAGAATGCGGTTGTTATCCCCGGCACTGACGACGGCCTGAATAAAGCTGGCCGCGCCAAGGAAATGGCATTCCAAATACTCAAGATTGCAAAAGAACAAAAGCTCGATATTGAAAAGGCTATGTTTGCCAATAACGCGCGAGTTGCGGGCAATGCGACTACAGCGCGTGAACTTGCGGGCGCTCCTGCATGGCTGACCACTAACGTGCTTTTTGGGGCGAATGAGGGTGCTTCGGCAACAGGCGACGGCACCGACGCGCGCACCGACGAAACAACCACGCTGATTGACTTCAGCCAGGCGCGCTTCGATACGGTTATGGAATCAATCTGGTCTGCCGGCGGCAAGCCTGACACTGTCATGCTTTCATCCTACCAGATGAATATCGCGCTAGGCTTTACTGGCAATAACAACCAGCGGGCCAACATTGAAGCGAGCAAAGACGAGGTTCGCAACGCAATGGCGGTTTACGTTACGCCTTGGGGCACAGTGACTTGGGTTCCTACTCGTGAGAACCGCAGCCGGGACATCTTCATCAACCAGTCTGATATGTGGTGCGCTGGTGTTCTGCGGGCTACCAAGAATCAGGCGCTTGCCAAAACGGGCGACAACGACAAACGCCAGGTGGTTACGGAGCTTACCCTAGTTTGCAAGAACGAAGCCGCAAACGGCGGCCTCTTCGATAACGCAATCTCCTAAATAAAAGCGGGGCGGCTTCGGTCGCCCCACTGCTTTTCAGAGGTGCAGTATGAAATACACAGTTTTAGTTAAAGGGATGTTTGTTGGTGGGGCGTTGCGCCGCCAAGGTGAGACGTTTGAACTGAGCGAAGACAACGCCGCCATTTTGCGCAATCGTTCCCCGCATTTGAAATTTGAGGCAGACCATGAGCAAATTAAGCGAGTCGATGACATACGACGAGGTGACAGGGCGGATATTGATAAAGCAATCGCACGATTGGAATCCAGTCCTCAAGAAGGCCAAGGCCCTAAAAAGCGCGGGCCTAGACGGCGCGGGGGATAACAAGCTAGTTGGGCTGGTCCCCATGAAAATGTTTTACGAGTGGGCCAAGAAGTGGGGCGTTGACCACACTGACAGCCACGCCATGCAGGAGGTTGTTGCCAAGGAAATGATGAGCCGAGACAATGCGTCTCTAAGGGTCTGGGATGGCAATTTTTAAGGACGGCACACTGATGAAAGAATTGCTACCAGTCGCGCAGGGGAGTGCCGGCGTTACGTTTTTCGCGTGGGCCCCTTGGCTATCAGACGGGTGGGCCGTTATTATGGCGGTTCTAGGCGCGACGGTTTTGGTCTTGACAATCTACAACAAGATACTTGAGATTAAGCAAAGGCGAAAATCGCTGAGCGCGGGGCGGCAATTAGGAGGATGACATGAGACCTATTAGCGAAATCATTATTCACTGCACTGCGACCCGCGCCGATTGGTGGGCTGACAAAACCACGGCGCAAAAGGTTGCCAGAGTGCGCGAGTGGCATGTTGAAGGGCGGGGCTGGTCAGACAATGGCTATCATTTTCTAATTGACCGCGACGGCACTGAGGCGGAGGGGCGACCGATCGAACGCACCGGCGCACACGTCAAGGGCCACAACACAGGCACAATCGGTATTAGCTTGTTCGGCGGTGGTGGCGGCGCAAAAGACGGCTCGTTTGAGGACAACTTTACCGAAGAGCAGGGCGCGGCGCTGCGCAAGTTAGTCGCGCGCCTGCAAACCGAATACGGGCCAAACCTGAAATTATCCGGGCATCACGAATATGCCAACAAGGCTTGCCCTTGCTTCGACGTGCGGTCGTGGTTCGCGCGGACGGTGCCAACACCTCGCACATCCCCAGCACAATCAACGACGATGCAGGCGAGCGCTGCCGGGGCAATATCCGTTATCACAGGCGCGGGCACTGCGGTGTCACAGCTAGACGGCACGGCTCAGATTATCGTTATCGCGTGCGCGTTTGTAGCGATTGCGGGATTGGCTTGGGTCATGCGTGAACGTCTCAAGAAATGGGCGAGGGGCGACCGATGATTGCCGCATTCCTAGCTTCCCGAATTGGTCGCGGCTTTGCCTATATGGGCCTCGCCCTAATAGCAGTCTTGACAATTTGGCGCAGCGGCGGCAATTCTGAGCGGGCAAGACAGACCGCGAAACGAATGGAGGAATACCGTGAGACACGCAAGAGAGCAGACGACGCGGATATTGGCACTGGCGACCCTAGCGCTGACCGTGACTGGTTGCGCGACCGTGGCGAGCAATGACGCAGCACGAGACGTCCTAGCCCCCCGTGTGACCGCACACGCTGCCGCTCTAGCCTCAGACGGTGGCCCGCTTAGCCTCACGACCGGGCGGGCGCTGATTGCCACATACGACTCTGTTTTTGGGGGTGAGTGATGTTTGAAATGATACTTCTCGTCTGGCTGGTTGGCGTTGCTGACCCTGCATCATTCCACAGCCAAAACTCATATGAATCCATGGCCGCGTGCGAAGCGCAGTTGCAGCCGCGCGCGCAGGAAGCGCTTGATGCGTTCCTAGAGCGAGGTGCGCCTGTCGCCAAGACCAACACGATTTGCCACGAAGTCGTGCCGCTAGGCGAGCTAACTTGAGCGCGACCCAATCCCCCCCGATGCAGATGCAGCGCGCCCATATCTTAGCGGAGGCGACGGACTTAGTTTGCGGCCCCCGCGCGGCGTCATATGGCCCCCCATCGGAAAACTTCCAGCGCATAGCGACAGGCTGGCAGGTCATTCTCGGCGCGGACGTTTCCCCCGAGCAGGTTGCGCTTTGCATGGCGTGGCTTAAAATTGCACGATTAGTGAACGGACCACACCATGACAGCTATGTCGATGGTGCGGGCTATATGGCCCTTGCTGGAGAACTCTCAAATGCCGACGCCACCCCTATCCCCTGAGTTAGCCCAAGAAGCCCTAGACGCTGTTGAAGCGCACGGCACAGTCACCAAAGCTGCGAAGGCTCTAGGTCTAGCCCGCGAAACGCTCAATTCTCGCGTGACACGCGCGTCAAAAATACTGGGGCAAGATCCGGCCATTCAAGCGGCGATGAAGGCGCTAGGAACGGGCATGGTTCCAAAGACGGCTTGGCTCAAGACCACGCCAGCGGGCGACATATCCTATTCGCTACAACTAGCGCCAGAACCTGCCGCGCCTGAAGCTGTGGCCGAGCGCATCGTGACGCTACTAGGCGGCGTTCTGGCCATCCCCGAAATTATCCTTGGCAACCGGCCCCGCGAAAATATCGTTAACCTATTCGCAAACTCAGATTTTCACCTTGGCGCGGTTATATCCGAGGGCAAAGGGCACAGAGCTTACAACCGGGAGATAGCGGTTAAGCGCGTCAAAGAGGGTTTCGGAGAGCTTCATGGCAGCTTATCCCCAGCAGACACAGCCCTAATTCTGGACAACGGCGACCGGCTCCACGCTAACGACGACCGCGACGTGACAGTGCGGAGCCTGCACAAACTGAAGGTCGAGGGCAGTCACGGCGAAAATCTGTTGCTTGGGATAGAGGTCGCTATCTGGCAAATCGAAATGGCGCTGACAACTCACGCCGAGGTTATCTACGAATCAAACCCCGGCAACCACGACCCCAACATTCCCCAGCCGGTTCTGATTGCGCTAGGGCAGAGATACGCCAACAATCCGCGCGTGACGATTAACGGCCAGGAAAGCCACTATGGAATATTTCAGCGCGGGCGACTGTTTATTTGTTCGCATCATGGGCACGGGGTTAAGCCTGAAAAGATGGCCGAGAATATCAAGCACACTTTCCGCGCATTGTATGGAGTGAGCGACTTTCACTATTTCTATACCGGCCATTTCCACAGCTCAAAATCTGACACGTTTGCCGGGATGCACTGGCGACAGTTTCCGTCGAT